TGATCACAGTGTCAACATCTTTATAGATACCAAAAGGCACAAAGGAACGATCAACCGCGGGAATCATTGCGATTGTGTCAAAAGAGATGGAAGTTGCGGCAGCTGGCGATTGCTTCACCATCGGCACAACGTTTTCAACAGTAACTTGTTCGTGTACACCGGGTACACGGTACGCGCCACGGCCCACGCGATTTTGCTCTTTCATAATCCAAGTCGGCCACTTAGATTCGCCAAGCTTTTCCATCACTTCGATGATTTGCTTACGGGTAACACTGCCTGAGGCTTTAACATCGGGAAAATGCTCGAGCAAAGCATTCAAAAACACATTATTCATAATATAGTCCAATTCAAGGTTTCATCACAAAAAGAAAGTAGTAAAACAGAGGCCCAAAAAACAACGATGCGATCACTGTAGCTTGGAAGAGTTCAACAATAAATTTTTTCATAGTTTATTATACATCAAGTTAGATTTACTGTACACAGAAAATCAAAGAAAGTCGTAGGAAGTTTCAGTGCCGCACTTGCCGAAAGACAAAGCAGCAGTGACTTTTTCGCAGAGTTCGTTGAAGACATCTACAGCAATCTTGGAGTCATGTGTCTCCAAGAACAAAGTGCCGTTGAAGAAATATGCTGGAGTGACAGTGATGCTTTTAACAACTTCGAGAACTTTAACTTCGTTTATCATTTGGTTTCCTTGTTTTGATAGATCAATTATACCACGAATTTGATTTATTGTACACTAATAGTTGACAGTTTTAGTCAACTATTTTATGTACACCTTGGTATTACGCGATCTCAGCAACAAAGTTATTCAGAATGATTCGAGAAGTTTTATTTTTATTCATTACTTTTCCAAGAGCTTTTGATACTGCCGCGGCATTCATATCATTATTAACTGTATCCAAATTTATATCATTTTGAACACCAATAGATTTATTATCTGCCAGATAATATTTTGAATATCCACTTACTGCAATTTCAGTAAATTTATTTGCTCGTAGTTTAGATTGAATATCATATGTATTAATTGATTTATTGCCGCTGGTTTTAACAACAAAACGATTAACAGAACTATAATTATTATAGATCAAATTAAATCCAATATTAATTGTATTATATCTATCTTTAATGATATTTAACAAAGCGTGTGCCTGAACTTCTGCATCCTCTGTAATCTGATATTGTTTACCAGTACGTGAATCTTTAATAAAGTTTTTATTAACGGTTCTTCTAGAGTCTGTGTAAGAAGACTCATATAATGTTTTTTTATTGTGAGCAGATAACGACCCACCTTCACCATCAGTGAGAGTAATAAAAATAGTCTTTTCAACAGCATTATTACCAATAAACTTACCAACATAATCCGTCATAAATACGAGTGCTTCATTTAATGGAGTACCTGACAAACTGAATTGACCGTTACCGCAATTCAACCAGATTTTATTCAGCAAATAAGAAGACATCTCACTTGTTTCACGCTCGTTCATTTTACTAGAAAACAATTCAAAGAGAGTGAATTGATAAGATTTACCAATACCGTTTTCATTTTCAATCAACGACTCATAATTAATGTCTTTAAAATAATTAGAACTAAACGCAAATACTTGAAATGGCACATTAATACGACGAGCAAACATGACTAAATTGATTAACTGAGCAACAGTATTAGACATATAAGAGTCCATTGAGCCAGACCAATCTAACAGCAAAATCATTCCATGTTGTTTACCATCTTTCACAACTGTTAATTGTTTAAACAATTCATCTTTGATTCTATAGCCAAAGAGTTTCTTAGCATCCAATTGACCTGTTTTAGAAGTCTGTGCACGCTTCCAATTGGAAGCAGATTTACGCATTTCAAACTCTTTAACCATGTTATTCACAACAGAGTTATTTTCTTCGCGAAAAGTTTGTGCTTTTCTATTAACAGCAATAAGATTATCATGACGACGAAGCATTTCGTCTTTCATTTCAGAAAGAACTCTTTTATAAGCAATGATTGGATTATCAGAAGTAGTATAAGAAAACGCTGGTTCAAAATACTGATAATTAGTATTAGCATCAGCACTTGATTGAAGATTATTTTCAAGAGCACTTACTGTAGTAGCTTTGATTTTTTTATCTATTTCAGCTTTTTCAATATTATCTTTAACTTCTTGCTTACGCTCTTCAATGGCAGCTTTTTTGCCACTATTATCACCAACATCTTCTTCTTCAGATTCAAAATTACCACCTTCTAACTGATTGTCAAAATCATCGTAATCTTCATCTTCAAAATCATCACCATCGTCAGAATCAATGTTCTCCAACATTTGCAATCTAACTTGTGTTTCAGCATTTTCTTTGCAATATTGATACAAGCGATCAGAGACATCAATAACTTCTTTAAGTGATTCTACTTTATCAATTTCATTGATAAACTTCATCTCATTACTATTAAATTTAATGCCGCAACTAACTCCAAGCTTATAAAACAAGTTAATGCGATCAATAAAACTCATTGTTTGAACATCAGTATCTTTGATTTCAAAGAAATCGCGTGCCATTAGTTCTTTATAACCAGCAGTAAATGATTTGCGCGCACCAGGATAACGGTGTTTCATTTTACGCTCAATACGAGCGTCTTCAACCACATTTAAGTAGTGACCATAAGCACGATCTTTACCTTCTTGGGCATTGCCGTATTCTGTAGTGGTGTAGAGTGCGTGGCCGACCTCGTGAAGAATAAGCATTTCTTCAGTGGTGTTGGCAATTTCTTTCCATTGCGGAAGAACCAGCACACGCTTGTCAATTTGAAAAGATGCTGTGGTCACATTGCCACGTACTACAGTGAGGTCTTCGTTGGCCAGCAGCTTAGCCAGCAGATCATTGGAATTCATACAATCTCCTAAGTATGGGTCAATTATACCACACTCAGGAATTATTGTACAATCTTTTTTCTGTTACCTTTAGTTTACACAATCGTAGAGAAGTCGTTTTTCTTCTCTACCCGTATCACAGAGTGAAATTTGTCAAAGAGTTGATCGCCTTTGTGCGAGATCACAAAGATGTTTGACTTGTCATTTGGTGCGTTCATAATCGAAAGAAAGTAATCAGTGCCAGATACATCCAACGAAGAATCAAAAATCTCATCTAGAATTAACAAGTTAGTGTTTACAGAGTTCTTCATCTTCGCAATTGATCTCCATGTAAAAAGAATTGCCAAATCTATTCGCATCTTTTCGCCTTCACTGAATGAAGCATAAGTAAACTCATCTCGGAATCTAGACTTGATAACCTCATTAAACGATTCATCTAATTCAAAGTGAATATAGAAATCCATTGCAGATAAGTAACCATTGATAAGCTTATTCATCACGGGTAGATACTCACGAATAATCGCGGTCTTAACACCGGTGTCTTTCAATAAAAGCGAAGCAATCTCTTGCACATGCTTGTCTTCAAACAATTGGTTTTTAGTTTCTATTAGTTTTAAAGCTTCACCTGCAATATCTTTTAGTCTTTGCTTTTCAGCATCGATGTTATCAGTGTTAGATTCAGCAGTAGAAATATCTTCGTTAAGCTTTTTGTTTTGCTTAATAAGATTAGAAACACTCATATTAATAGCATTACACTCAATATTAATTGAAGTAAGTTGCTTATTGATTATATTCTGAGACTTTTGGCGTTCAATAAGTTTTTCATATGCATCTTCAACAATCTTAATATTATTCTCTAAATTAATCTGATCAGTAGAAAGAGTTTGAACAATAGAAGCTTTATGTTCATGTGGTATACCTTGAGAACATGAAGGACACGTTTCATTCTTATTAAAAAATCCAATAGTCTTGTCGTTGTTCTCAATCGTTTGTGTGAAGAGAGTTTTAGCTTTTACAGCTGAGTTGATAAGTTTCTCAAGTTCAGGAGAATTTTCAGATGCAACTAACAAGCTGTTAACTTTATCGTTTAAATCTTCCCAGCGAGCCTCATTGATTTTAATCTCTTCTTCATTATCCTTAATTTGCTTACGTATTTGATCCACCTGATCTTTTTTAGAGTTAACCATTGTCCCAATGAGTTTTTTCTGAGCCTCAACATTGTTTTTCGCCCCCTCAATCTTATTCTCAATTGTTTTGATGAGATCTTTGGTGTCATTAATACGCTCCTTAAGAATAGTGTTCATTGTAGAGAACACACTGATGTCTAGAATATCTTCAATTACTGCTCTACGTTGAGCAGCAGGCAACTGCATAAATGGAACAAACGAAGCAGAGCCAAGGATAACTACCTGAGTGAATGACTTATAGTTAAGTTTAAGAATTTGTTGTTCAAGAATTTTTTGATAATCTTTTGCCGCTGCATCTTGGTTAAACAACACGCCATCACACCAGATTTCAAAGATGTTTGGCTTCAAACCGCGAGATATCTTGTATTGAGAAGTGCCGATCTGAAATTCAATATCAACAAGACAGTTCTTGCCATTGATACTATTAACAAGCTGAGGCTTATTGATATTACGAAATGGTTTACCAAACAGAACAAAGGTAATTGCATCCAATATAGTCGACTTACCCTCGCCATTCTTTCCTACGATAAGAGTAGATACAGATTTGTCTAGCAAAATAGTGTTAGCAACGTTACCTGTAGATAGAAAGTTTTTGTATGTTATTTTTTTAAATACAATCATAGGTTCTTATTTAGATTCATAGTTAAGAGCTTCTGTGTAAAGAGTCTTCATAAAAGATTTGATTTTATCTTTACTAGTGTCTGTTTCTAGCGAATCAATGTAGTTCATTAAAACAGAAGAAGTGTCTTCGAGATTGATAGTTTCATCAACCTGACCTTCACTAAACTCCGAGAAGTCTTCTATAATTTTAACATCTTGTGGATTAGATTTATATACTGAAGTGATGAATTGGTCAAACTTATAGTGATTTGTTTTATTCACTACAATGATCTTTACGTATTTGTCTGTGAAAACATCAAAATCTGTAATCAAGTCTTGTGTATCATCATATTCATGGCGCATAAACATTGTATATGTGTTCTGAATAAATTCTAACTCTTCAGTAAACAGATCAAAGATATGGAATCCACGTGGATCGTTGTAATCTTGCCATGTTAACTCATAAGGGTTACCAAGGTAATGGATAGAACCTTGAGAAGATTTGTGGTGATAGTGACCTGAGAAGGTTTTGTTGAATTTATTAAAGATACCCGCGGATAGACCACCATGCGATTCAGCACCACGATACATTACAAATCCGCTAATCTCTAGATGACCCATACAGATTTTAGCTTTGGTGTTTTCAATCTCTTGCATGCTAGATTCATAGTTATCTGCACAAATCCAAGGGAGGAAACATACGTCATAGCCATTGATATCGAGTGTCGTTGGCTCATCGATGATTTCAACATTGTGATAACCCATGAGTAACAGATCAGGAGAATTGACTTCGTTAGTATTCTTGAAGTACGTGTCGTGGTTACCCGCAATCATAACAATGTTGATCTCAGCGCGCTCAGCTTTATCAAAGAACATTTGCTTAGATCTAGCAAGTGTGTTGAAGTTAACATACTTACGACGATCAAAGGTATCACCAAGGATTAAAATCGTGGAAATATCTCTTTCTTTAAGAGTAGGAAAGAAAATATTGTCATAAAAGTTTTGATAGTAGTCTAGACACTGTACACTATCTCCGCGAGCACCAAAGTGCTGATCAGTTATTAACGCTACTTTCAATTCTTTTCCAATTCATATCCATATTGTTTATACAGCCATTCTACAAATTTATCCACCTCAGCCGCTTGAAAGTCTCGGTGCATTCTACCTTCATTATACACTTGTGCTTCATATTTTAACAAGTCAAGCATCTTTTTGTTCAATATCGTCTGATCCATTGAATTCTCCTTCATCGAAAAATATTTCTAAAGCTTTTGGTTCAACTTCTTTCTTTTCTTTTTTCTTCATAAATGAGTCGTCAAAGTTAGAATTCATTTGAACAAAGCTCATATAAGCATTTGTAAATTCACCTGTTTCATCATGCCCTTGAAGTTCAAATGCTTCAAATGGCATCTCTTGAATTAGTTTACCTTTAATGTAAGACTGTTTCTTTTCTTTTTGAATACGTCGAAGAAATGCAAAATAGATAACTTGTGTAAAATACGAAAAAGGATTCGAAGATTTCTCTGGATCAAAACTGTGCATACACATCATACAGTTTTCAATTCCATCAAGAATCATATCATCACGATATGAATAGTTGATAAAGTTTGGCTTATACGAAAGACGTGTAGAGATTTTTAGAATACATTCACCAAGATATTCTGGGATGCGAGGTTTTTCAGTGCCGTTTGCTTTTGCGTCAGCAACACCCTGTCTGTATATTTTAATAGCCTCGAGCATCTCGGCGTTGTTTACGTAGTGTGCCATGTGAATCCCTTATTCGTTTGATATTACTATTGTAACATAGAATCAAATCAATGTACAATTTTAGATTTGTCAAGGTCAACAATAGTGAATGTTGACTCTTCTTTTAACGCATCAATACCTTGGTCATATTCTTTCATGCTAACATTAGTAACTTCAACTTCATACATATCGTTTGCAGTTTTAATGTAAAACGGAACTATACTATTAATCAGAGGCTTGCAAAAAACAACCATTTCATGTTTAATATCAAAATCTTCTTCGTATGTAAATTGACAATAGATACTAATGACTGGCTCTTCTGCAATCCGACCATCCTTCATTATAGGTACCATTCTAACTTGAACTGGCCTTTTTAAGTAAATTCTATATTTGTCGGAATTTACCACTTCAGCCATGAGAGTTTCGCCACTTAGTAACTTTGTAATGACATAATTATTCAATTTCTATCTCCACAATTTTATATTTAAACTGTTCCTCAGAGTAAATCTTAAGGCGCTCAGTAAAATGGTTGAGTGTATGGTTCTTCTTAGATTTCCAAGACATATCGTCGGATATGTCAAACAAGTTGCAATGTGTTTTACCATTCTTTAAGCGTAAGCCTCGGCCGATGGACTGCAAATTTCTAATCTTAGACTTTGAAGGGGACGCAAAGATAACATTTTCAATTGATGGAATATTTACACCAGTAGAAAACACGCCAAATGAAGCAATAATGATAGCATCGTCTAGATCGTCAGCGAGTTTACGTGCTTCTTCACGAGCTTCAACATCTGTGCCGCCATAGATAAAGAAGACTTTGCGGCCGTCTTTAACTTTATCAAGAATCATCTTATGGAGTACTTTACCATGCTTCTCAACCATTTGAAATAAAATTAAAGTGTTGCCAGCACAGCTTACAGCAAGATTACGAATAATTTTGTTACGCTTCTCATGCGCAATAATATATTGTAGTTCATTCTGATAGGTTGCACCTTTAAGTAGTTGACGAGTTTCAGTGTCGTACTTAAGCATCAAGCACGTAATCTTTAAATTAGCAACCTGGTTGTTATCCATCAACTCTTTTGTTGTGATAACCTTATGGACCGCTCCAAAGACTCCTTCTAGAACGAGCTTATGAGCATTCTTATTGTCGATAGTTCCTGTAGTACCAATTCTGTAGCGAACATCAGTCATCTTATTCATAACAGAAGTAAGCGAGTTAGCTTTAAACAAGTGAGCTTCATCGCCGAACACTACATCAAAGTGTTTAAACCATGATGCAGGCTGTTTATATATCGATTGCCATGTGGTAATTAGGACACTAGCATCGAACTCTTTAGTGAATCCGCTGTAAAGCTTTTGACAATGTCTATCAACTCTCCATCCATTTCCAGTAGAGTAGTCAGTAAAGTCTGCATGCATTTGTTCAACAAGACTGGTTGTTGGAACAATGATGATACATTTTCTGCCTTGCTCTAAGTGATAACGCATAGCACTATAGATGATCAGAGACTTGCCAGATGCTGTAGGAGATAACAACAGTGTGCGTTCGTTTCTAATAGCATGATAGATAGCGTCATGCTGGTACTCGCGTACTTCAATAGGGTTACCCTTTGAGCATGGGTTTAACCACTCAACAAACTCTTTGATCGTTTCTGGCTTTTCATCCGTGACACATCCTGGATCGCCTACAACTTCAAAATCATAAGCATTGCGATCACAAAACTTAACAACATAATCATACAGCCCGCGCATGAGAGTCTTACGTTGAATATCATACAGTCGAATCTTTCCATCCCACATCTTAGCTTTGAAAGCAGGAGTGAATTTAGCGCCTGGAACCTCAAACGTAAAATGGTCTCTTAGCTCTGATTCGATGCCAGAATCCCCATAGATTCTTATTGTAGCTTCGTTAAGTTTTTCAATTGTTATCATTGGCCAGCTATAAATTTTTTCCATTCAATGGTGTTTCGAATCTGCCAGTCACGAGCTTTGACTTGATTCATAATAGACTCCACACCTTGGATCATGTTCTGTAGATACTCGCATTTTATAGTTATACGATTTAAATCAGCGTCTCCTTCGAGGAACTCATTCATTTCGTTTTTAAGAGGTTTGATACCCTGCCACTGTTCCCATCCATATTGTTCTAACTCAACCTTTCCCATCTCACCGCGATAGTAGCGAAATTTATTTTGACGTAGCACGTTATACTCTGTCTTGAGCGCAGAGTATTTCATCTTGTATCCCATAAGAATACGAAGATATTTTGAATGGATGTTGGGGGTTCTAATAGACTCGGTGTCTAGATGGTGATCATCGATCTTGCAATCAATTTCCCATTGGTCGTACAGTTCTTCAAGGTTCATAATCTACTCCGTCAATAGAACATTATACCCTATCTTTGATATAAAGTAAAATCAAATTCCTTGTAAAAATAAATTGTACAAGTTCCTAGACTGTTGGTATAATGTATCTCTGGATACTAATCTATAAGAGTATTAATCAAATTTGTACATTGTATAGCTGAATGTTGCGCTACCAACTAGATATTGTACATCTGTGTTAGTGGAACTAAAGGTAAGAGATTGAATAGATGATGGAAAAACATCCGTGAATGACACTGTCTGAATCGGATTGTTTGTGTTATCTAAGATAGTGAGAGTAGCATCCGAAAACATTGTTTCATTCATTCTTGTAGCTAAACCTAGATTAGCCGCAGCATAGTCTACAGCATCAGCGTTATCTTTAGGGTAACCTAAAGCATACAACCAATCGTAGACAGCTCGGTAATTGCTCATTTTGTTATCTACTAGGAATTGAACCTGTAGCGGATCAAAGTCTAGCATTTCACCAGGCTGAGGGATTTTTACATATGGGTTGGCTTGTTCAATAGTAACCATACTAATCCCTGGCAGAGTTACTTCTTGGCAAAAGAATGTTAGTTCAGGTAATTTTGCAATTGAAAACAGATAGCCATTTGGCGACAATGGATTAATGTTTTCCGGAATCGGACAAGATAAAGTTCTAACGGTCATATGAGCTCCTCACGTATACACTATTTATAAGCGTAAAAAAAGGAGCCCCGAAGAGCTCCTTTAAAGTACCTATCTTGCGTAGGTTTCTTGATATTACATCAAGTTAGTAACAGTAACTTTACGGTAGTAAACGTTAGTGCCAGAAGACAAGCTAGTGAATGGGTTTGCAACCATACCGTAACGAGTCTTGAAACCAATTTTTGGTTGGAATGTAGCTGGATCGATAGCACGTACTTTCTCTAGTGGAACGTATGGGCAATAGAACATACCAGCGTCAAAAGCAGAAGTGCCTTTGTAACCAACTAAGAAGAATTGATCAGCAGCAGTAGTGCTGAAGTATGGATCAACATACACACGATACTTACCGTTCAACACACCCGCGAAAGTAGATGAAGACTCATCAACGTTCAAACCAGTTGAAAGAGCAGGAGTGTAATCTAACACGCCAGCCATTGCCAATGCAGAAGCTACGTCAGAAGAAGTAACTAAGAAGTTACCTTTGCCACGACGAGTTTCTTTAGCGATCAAGTTAGCTTCACGTTCGATTTGGAACATTAGACCCTTGAACTTTTCAACAGACCAACGACCGTTAGCGTCGACGTCAAGGTTGAAAGTACCAGCAACTGCAGTACCGTTAACAGCACCTGCTTTAGCAGCAGAGTACATAGTACGAACAACTTCACGGTTGATTTCTTGGGAGATTTCAGTTGAAAGAATGTTGCTTAGTTCGCCTTCAGCGTCCAAGCCATGAACTGCTTTCAAGTCTTGAGCAAGTTCAACAGTGTACTCTGCACGTAGGGCACGTGTCTTAGCAACAACTGATGTACGCTCGATAGAGAAAGCCATTTCACCGAAGTCAACGTTTTCGCCTAGGTCTTCAGCACTAGCCGTAGACAAACCAACACCAGCTGGGTGAGTACCTGTACCAGCGAAACCAGTGTTAGCTTCGTTGAACAACGCTTCAGTTCCACCTTGGCTAGTATACTTGCTCTTCATAGCGAAGATCAAACCTGTTGGTTGTGTCATTGGTTGAACACCGCAGATATCATAAGCGATCATCTGTGGAGCTGCACGACGAACCAAGCTGATAAGAACTGGATCATAACCAGCCATATTAGCATTAGCACCTGCTTGACCTGAAGCAATACCGCCACCGCCTTGGTTAGCAATAGAGCTAACTTCGAACAATGCTTGTGCGCCTTCAGCCATTGCACGCTCTTGGTTTTCTAGAAGTTGAGCTGTAACTTCTTTGCGATATGAGTCGCCAATTTTTTGAACGCCTTCAGCTTCTAGAACTGGGGCCCATTTTTTTAGTAATTCTGGACGTGTTGCCATTTTATTTCCTTTGAGGTTAATTAAAATTATTTAAAAGCGCGAAGATAGCCTGCCATAATCGGATCGATCTTCTTTTCTTCAGTTAGTTCTTCAATAACTGGTTCGTCCGACACGACTGATTTTACAGATGCCGACTGTTTCTTAGCACCAAAGTATGACTCTTTGATAGTCTGAAGTTTAGCAGCAAATGATTCAGAATCATCGAAAACTAATTCTTCAGCCAATCCAGTAAACTTCTCAGCGTCAAGATCCGAAAGATCTTGAGCTGCTTCAGCGATTGAAGACTCACGAGTCATCGTATTTACAATACCATTAAGTTCAACGCTAATAGCTAGTTGCTCGTCAAGCTTAGACTTAAGAGTCTCAACTTCTTCTTGCATCTGGCCAAGCACGTCGAATTTTTCTTCTGGAACTTCAATATAATGTTGTTCGAATAGTCCCTTCATGCCGCTTACGAAGCTTTCTAGGATTTCATTTTTCATACCATTTTCAAGGGCGATTTCATTATCTGTCATCCACTGCTCAACTACATAGTTAAGGTATCCATCAACTTTTTCAACTAACCCTTCTTTGATTGTCTCAACTTGTTCTGCAAGTTGAAGTTCAAACTGTTCTTCGAGTTTAGACATTTCTGACTTAACACGAGTTACTACAGCAGCTTCGAAAATAGTAGCTGCTTTAGTTTTAAATTCTTCTGATAGCTCTTCGCCATCTACAAGAGCTGCGACGTCTTCAGAAACGTCTATGGTTAACTTGTCTTCAGAAATTACTTCTTCAGAAATTTCTTCTGAAACAACTTCATCAGTTGTTTGATCTTCTTGTAGCTCTTTACCTTCAGCTACAAGTTGCGCGATTTTTTGTTCAATTGACATTTTTAATCTCCTATCGATTGGATATACCAAATAAGTTTATATATTTATTACTTTAAAGAATTCAAGAATTTTTCAAAAGCTTGAGTAGAAACTGCTTGTAGTTTATTAGACTTAGTAGATTCAATTAGCTTTTTAGTTTCTTCTATCTGCTTTCCCACAAATTTACCATCAACATATACCCATTCGTGACCTTCCATAATACCTCTTACGAAAGCATCTGGGGCTGAAGGATCGGCGACAATATCAGCAGCTGTGGATAGAATGAAGTCGTCTTGTACAACCTGCACTCCATCGCGATTCGATTTTAAAGAACCCAACGCTCTACTAGACACGCCTAAATTAGCACCACCATCTAACAGACCCTTCGCGATCTGTCCCATTGGAGTGTTAAGAATCTTTGCTTTACCAATATAGTTAGTGCCTTCTTTTTTAAGGCCAACTATAAGATGAGAAACTCTATCTAAATTAATAGATGGTGTGTCTGGATGACCTAGTTCACCATATGCTCTATTGTTTTTAACTTGTTCTTGCATGTAACGAGCAACTTCTTTATCCATAACTGCTTCTGGATAAACTCGGCCGTTGCGGTTCTTTAATTCTGATTGAAGGAAGATACCTTCAATGAAATAATCTTTTTCTTTACCTAACTTGTTTTCAGTGATAAACTTAGTTTGTTCGACTGTTTCTCTAATAAGTTTCATAAATGCTCCTATTAGTATGGAAGAGCTGTATACTGCTGTGGATCTGCCAAGATGTATCCGCTCTCTTTTCTTAGAACTAAATACACTGCCATTTCACCAGAAGTTGTTACAACGATGTTTTGATCTGACTGAATGTTTTCATTATACTCTGCATCAGTAAAATCTAATACGCTTGCAGCATTACCTTGTAATACCATAATCACAACAGAATTTCTAGTGATAGTGGCAATTGCATCTGCAGCGCCAGTCCATTTTACACTTTGAATAGAAACACGTTGAGTTGACCCTAAAGTCTCGTCTGCATGCTTACAGTCGACATTAAGACTGATAGTATCATTTGCGGCGTTGCCTGCAATTTTTACTGCAACCTTTTTATTTGTTTTCTTTAAGATATTTTTTGCCATGTTAACCCTTAAGAGTTCTTATTATTTCCATGAAATTGTCTTTAGACTCATTCATATGTTCTACTAACTTATATTTATCAAACTTTAGAGAGTTCAACTCATCTAAAGTCGACTCATCAATAGCAACAATAGAACCATCACATAAAGTAAACTGTAACTTATTTGTAATAGATGCTAAATGCGACTTCATTTCAAGTATAACAGGATCTAAAGTAAATGCGTTAGAGGAAATCAATTCTTCATATGCTTCTAATAAAGTATTAGTAACCCTAGTACTGTGATGTTTTTCAATCAACTGCGCTAACTTATCTTTAATTACTATTGTGTTTTCGCCAATATGTTGTACGTTACCAATGTATGACTTAGCATACTCTACAGCATCTGTGTATGACACAGCGTTTTCTAGAATTAAATCATCATTAATTTTAACATTTAACGCTTCATCAATAGACACGTCAAACCCTCTAAAAGAAAACTCTCTTAGATTAGAAAAATCGATTTTATTCTTAAACCTGTTATAACCTATCATTCTACTTCTTCTGAACTTGTTTCTTCTTCAGTTTCTTCTGGATTAAACATACTTGTTGCAACATATGTTTTTAAGTCGTCAAGATTTGCCGAAACTTTTTGTGTCATTACAGTATCAAATGCTGTTTCAATAGCAAGAGAATCTCCTGCAACTAGCGCATCAACTAATTCACGTGTACTCATTTTTCATCACCTTTATTTTTCATTTGTTCAATTTCAGCTTGAGCCTGACCTTTAGTTTTCATGTCATTAACTTCAGACTCTAATTCATTTTGATTATGATCTTCATTCTCAGCATTGATTTCTTCAATCTCTTCATCATTGAGTCTAAGAATATTTTTCTTGACATATGAAGGAGAGTAGTACTTACCAACGAATGGATCGATAGTAGCTAGAATGTTCAGACGACCTTGGAGAATTTCGTTATCTTTGATTTCCGAGAAGTGATTATCTCGCATGAAGTCAAATCTAATGTCTTGAACAATAGCATCCCAATCATCTGGATTGATAACACCCTTAGCAATAAGTTGAACTCGTAGCGCTTCTGAAAATAAGCTTGAGAACTTATTACGAATGCGCGATACAAATTTAGTAAACTTTACTTCATCACGAGTAATTTCGGATGATCTGCCAATGTTAAATCCGCCATCGCCTTTTAGACGAGACATAGGAACATTCAATGCCTGATATAATTTATTCTGGAAGAACTCAATGTCTTCAATCTGACCTAATGTTTGTCCGCCTGGCAGTGTGGTGATTTCTGTACCTTTACCACCTTCACGACGCGGCATCCAGAAATCTTCCATCATTGATAGATGTTTACGGTCATCTCGTACTTCACCAGTTGTAGCATCATAAACAATTTTGTTTTTAAACTTATTCATTAAGTCATTAACATATTGCTCTGCTTTCATCTTTGGAAGGTTACCAACGTCTACATAGAAAATACGACGTTCTGGTGCACGACTGATACGATAGATTACAAGAGCATCTTCCATCATCTTTAATTGGTTAACGAGCTTAATAGACTTATGCAAATAAGATAAACTCATACCGGTGTTACTATCAGTAACACCCGATGGAACGTGTACAACTGAATCTATTGGAAGTTTAACTCCCTTATCGTTAGCTTCAGTAATACCTTTATCATTGTAGATATAGTACTCTTCAACCGAAGTAACAATTTCTACGCCTTGTTGATTGCGTTCTCTCTTAACATTCTTAATTTTACGAATTTTACGAGGATCAACTTGTCGCAATTCTACAATACCATCTTTGATGTTATTTTCATCGATCAAGATATGATAGTACAATCTTCCGTCAATGTACCAATTGCGGAAAATATCATGTCCTTTAGCATTAAACTTTAAAAGTTTTAACACCGTTTCAAATTCATCCGTGATCTTTTTCTTCATTCCCGCGGAAAGCTTTAGATCGTCAAGGATAATTTCTACTGGAGGCTTCTCGTCGTCGACAACAATAGCTTCATTACAGATATCATCAATCGCAGCATCACAATCTGGATACTGCGCAATCTCACGATAGCGACGAATGATGTCATTTTCATTCTTAATTGTCGCTTCGAGGTTAACTACTTGGGCGTAATAACCCGCCGCAGAGTTAACAAGAGTAGAGCCGTCATCAATGTTCGGGCTAACTACTGATTGTAATTCCTCTTGCGGTTTATTACGCTTAATTTCAAAGCCAAATATTTGCATTATATATCAATACCTAATTAGATTGGAAGTGGGAAAGTGCCAATAGGTGTATCAACTGAGACATTTACACCGGATCCACTTGGTGTAGATGTATTAGAGATCCAATAGTTATACGTGAATGTAACATCGAATGTTTCTAAAGCGCCAGTAGATTCATACGATAGAGCAATTGCACCAATTTCTGTTGGGAACGAATCTACGAATTTATAAACTTTAACTGTTGCACCATTACGATCTAACTGATGAACTTCTAAATCGATCTGATAATCAGCTGGATTTGTAAGACCATTTGTATCGCCAATATTTTGGATACCATTTGACCATTGTTCTAAAGCATTACGGATACCAAAGTTGGTATCGTTGTAAATGCTAACAGTCCAAGGAGCAAAAGTACGTTCGCCAGCAAAGTTAATTGGACGACCTCTATATTGTACTGTAATTGGATTAATTGTGGATGCTGGCAACTGAGCTGCATTACACAAGAATTGAGCCTGATTACCCGCGACCTGACCACCAGGCACGAATGATGGGAAATTTAAAAAAACTTTGAATTGGTTGGCGCGTGCACCTCCACCAATTAATCTAGATTTAAAATCTGTGACGTTTGCCATGAAAAACTCCTTATTTTTTATATTTATATGAGGGGACCGAAGTCCCCTTCATAATATTAGCCGCCGATTTCGTCAAAACTTACACTCGAACGTGCTGCCACGAAGTTTAGAGTGATGAAGTTGATAGAACGATTTGGCTTAATAAAGATGCTAGCGACAAACTCGTTACGATCGATAACATCGCCAGTATTGTTTGTTGTATCACAACGGACTCTGAAGTCAACAATACCACGACGTCCTTGAACGTTACGTAAGAATGGTTCCACTAAGTTACGGAATTGAGCTCTTGTGAAGTCATCGTTGAACTCGAATAGTTGGAACTTAGCTGCTGTAGCAACGGCTTTCTCTAACACAATGAACAATCTACGTACGTTAACACGATCAAATGCTGTTGGGTTAGTTGTGAAAGTCTTATCACCAAATAGAACAGTACCTTGACCAGGGAATGTCACAACAGGGTTAATACCATAGCTGTACAATGCATCTCTGTCAACTTGTGTTGGATTGAACGCCAACTTAACAACGTTCTTAATCTGTCCACGGTTAAAACCACCTGGTGAGAACCAAGGATCATTAGTGTAATCTGTACGTGCACATAGACCAGCAACGTCGCCATTCAATGGAATCCAACGGTATTGATCAGTGTAACGGTCATATTGGTACTTAGCACCAGAGTCCATTACCGCGTAAGTTGATCTATAGTTTACGGCATCAGCAAAAGCTTTAACAGCAGTAACTGCAGCAGAAGTTGAACCAACGATAGGCGAACCATCGCTATTACGTGGAGAGAAGAACACTACGCAGTCTTTACGAACTTCAGCAACGTTAGCAATAACGTAATTTACTGTAGCGGCGCTTGCATCTCCAACCGCGATTAACGAGATATCAAATTGATCGGCGTCAGCGAATTGAAGATAAGCAGCCTCATAGTTACCAGCTGTTGCTGCATAGTCATCAACACCACCGTTTAACACGATTGCTGCTGGAACAGAGTTAAGATCGCGCAGGTTGGTACCAACCGTAACAGTAGAAATATCGCGATCCCAATCAGCGTTCTGCAAATCGTTGATTTGAGCACTAACTGGAGTAGAGATAACATACACATACTTAGAACTTGCAGCGATTGTATCTCTAAAATATACGTTTGTGCCATCATTGCGAGTAACACCTTTGATCTTTGATAGATACGAGAATTTCTCTAAAACTGAGCCAGGTGTTCCTGTCCACTTACCAGTTGAATCATCTAGAATCAAGATGTGCAATTGATCGTCAGCGATACTTTTCTTAGCAGCTTGATCAGAAGTTCCTGGAGCGCCTGTAAAGTTTTTGGTAATTACTGATGAATAAGTGCTAGAAGGATTAGCAACAGCATATGTCCAAACAGCTTTATCGATAACTAATACTGTTAAGCCATTGCCTAGAGCACCAGGATAGCGAGCAGCAAACATACCATAAACAGACGTTTCATAGTTTCTGAAGTCTTCTATGTATGTAGTAGAATTCTGAATTTTTACACCAGTTGCAGTAACAAACACAGAAGCTAGTGTTGGAGCAGTTGGAGTACCTAGTGTACCAGTGTTAGAATTAGTGATCGTAACTGTTGGAGCTGATGTGTAACCTGAACCAACATTAGTAATTCTAACTCCTAACAGTGCGCTTGTAGCAAGTTCAATAGTTGCAGCAGCACCAGTACCTGTAGTATCACTCGAAGCACGAGTAATTGTTACAGTTGGTGTGTTAAAGTAACCAGAACCAGATTGTACAATAGTGATAGCAGTAATGGCGCCAGCGACAACAGTAGCTGTTGCTGTAGCTCTTACTCCACCTTCTAAATCAGGCGCAGAAATTGTTACAGTTGGAGCTGCTGTATATAAAGTGCCGTTGCTTGTGCGTGTAATATTAGCAGTGATAATACCAACACCCTGAAATACAGGAACACCAGTAGCAGTTACACCACCTTCTATTTGAGGAGCACTAAAGGCAATAGTAGTTTCATGACCTGGTTTATAACCAAAATTTTGTACAACACCTGAAACTGTAGTAGCGGTGACTGTAACAGCACTGATAGATCCAGAAACTAAAGAGGTTGCGTTTCTTAAACCAGCAGTATCAACGCGGTTTACGATTAAATTGTTTGTGTAAGCCAGGAAGTTAGCAGCAGTAAAGAATGACTTGTAATTGCTATCATTAGGGCCACCAAAAGTCTGAATCAATACATCTTCAGAAGTTACTGTTGTAGGCTCGGACACCGGTCCCCATTGGAAAGTACCGGCAACGGCACCTGCTGATGTAGAAACTGATGGAATGATAGACGAAAAGTCTTTTTCAATGACTGTAACGCCTGGAGATAGTGCAAATGGCATTATATGTTCTCCTTAGATAATGTTGAACTCTTTTTATTTATTAAATAATACATTTCAAGAAGAAAGCAACTGTCTTATTGCCACTTCCTCGCTTGTATCTCGACCGTCATTATAAAAACCAAACGGGGTCAATTGATCTTCAATCGCCTTCATATGGTTCTCATAGATCGCTTGTCTTATATTTATATTACTTAGATCTGCAAAATAATTACTTCTCGAAGCCCAAGCAAATAAGACCAAACACATAATCAAATCATCATGATACCCATCATCCGCTGCATATGTACCCTTAGTTTCAATAAAAGTCGAAACTTCTGAAATAATATCTGCATCTTGTATTAAGAGTCTCTGATTTTCTAAAAGACTTTTTAGGTTAAAGCAACCTTGCCTCTTTGTCTTTTTATCAGTATAGACTCCTAATTGAGTTTTTCCACCACCAAAACCACCCGAGAGTGTTTGACCCTTGGTAGTTCTAGTTATCATTAGGATGTTTTCATACTCAAGATCATTGTATAAAATATCCGCAACTTGTTCGCCTGCGTTAAGTTCAACTAGAACATACGCATCGTTGAATCGTTTTCCAAGCGATTGAATAACGCTTGGAAATAACATTGGCGCAATTTTATTATTTCTATATTTACCAACAACTCTATAAGGTGGTGCTGTAACATCTACTAATACCATTGCTGAATAGTCTCCGCCAACACCTTTGGCTGGATCAACCACTATAGTATATAGGTGATTCTCTTCAGGCTTTTCGTATAAGTCTAATCCTTCTTGTGACGAGAATGCTGGAGGTATCGCGGACATTCTTGCAATAGTGTCTGCCGCAATTAAAGTTAAACTTGAACCAAGGAACTTACACAGCACCTCTTGGTTAAACTTAACTTCGCCAAGCATTCTGCGTTGTTCGTCAGCCCATTTTTCAGTACGGCCAGGAATTTCCCAGTAAGGAATGAATAGAGTTCTAAATCCATTTCTACCTTGTTCTGCTTCATTCCAAAATTTCCAGAAGTGATTGTATCCTAATGGAGTAGAAGATAGAAGAATCTTTGTAGTTTCGCCCGCGGAAATTGTAGGATAGACGGAAGTAAAGAATGCTTCAGCAATATTGTTCGGAATAATCGCGGCCTCGTCAACATACAATAGGTTAACAGACTTACCACGAATACCAGATGCAGATGTTGCCGCGGTGAAAACTTTTGAACCATTCTCTAGTTCAATATCACCTTTGTTCCATGTAGTAACACCTTGTTGTAACCAGCTTGGAAGACTTTCAAACATAGTCTGATAGCGGTCAAGCACTTCTCGAGCTGCTGCAGCTTTGTTAGCAAGAATAGCAACTGTCTTAGAAGATTGAAATAGTGTATACCAAAGTATGTAAGCAGCAGAGGTAGTAGTTTTACCCTGCTGACGTCCTTCCATGAGAATAACTTTACGATTCTCATGAATTACTTTGATTTTATTTACTTGACATGGGTATAGATCGAAAGGCTGCAAGCCATGATCTAGTGTTACTATTTTACAATAACTTCTAATAAAATATACAGGATCATCAGCACATTTGACGTATTCACTGATTTGATGTTCAGTATACGAGATCTGTTGACCTGCACCCTTTAGGTTAGAATTGTTGTTATAAAATTTTACAAGTGCTGAAATCATGTGTATAATGTATCTTGGATACTAATCATTAAGTGTTTTCTACTATTAATTCTACAATAGTTCCATCACTAGATTCTCCTTCAGCCTCATGTAAGAAGAAATTAGTATCAATATCTAAACTAGCATTACGGACATCTACAAACGTATGATTAATTACCTTGCCGTTAGTTAGAGGTCCATACATATTAGCTTTAAGAGTGAATGTCAACGAGTAAGTAACAAATCTTCTTTGATTAAAATCTCCGTCATAGTCATCTTGGATAGACACACTATTCATAATGATAGGCACATCCATGATAAAATCTGTGTCATCAATAGGTTTCAATGACAGAGTGTATTCTGGCGTGAAGAATGGAAGAATCTGTTCTACGATTTGAAGAGCGTCTTCTTGTGTCTTTGTTAAAATATACAATGATATGTCAAAGTTATATGGTACTGGTGAATACACCTTGCCAACGCTGTCGGCTCCATCTCCACATGTGATGTAAGACATTCTGTTAGCTTTGCGTGCTGCGTCATAACTCATTGAAGTAATTTCAAATGACATACGCGGCAGTGTTGTATATGTGTGAGAATCTAAATTTGGATCTTGATCTATACGAACGATCCATTTTTCTTTTGGAGCATAAGAGATAGGAATCTGAAGAGTCTGTATAACAACTCCATCTTTCTGTCGAGCAATCTTTACGTCGCTGAATAAGCTACCAAAGGCTACAATTAGCTTTCGTGTAATTTGATGATAGAAAATATTGTTGCTAATCATCTTATTCTCCGAATGGATTGCCAGAATCGAAGACAACATTTACAGCTTCTGTCTTAAACGAATTATTGTCACCATATGAATTAGGTTTATCTATGTTCACATGTACTGTAGCTGTAGCGGTTGCAGTAACTCCTGATGTTGGAGCTGACATTGTTACAGTTGGAACAGACGTGTAACCAGATCCGGGATTTGTGACAGTAACTTTAATAACTTTTCCAGCGGTAGATGCAATTCCTAGCGTTGCTACAGCAGTAGCGCCTAGTCCACCACCGCCGCTTATTGTCACAGTTGGAACAGACGTGTAACCAGAACCTTGATTAGCTACGCTTATACTCAAGACTTCACCATATGCAGATCGTGCAACATCAGTTGAAAAGGTCTTTAGGGATTCAAATGCATCAAGAGTATCAATACCTGTATCAATGTTTTCAGATGCGTATTGGAATAGTTCTACTTCAAGACGGAAGACATATAGTTTACCAAGCTGATAGAACGGATCTTGATGTTCAACAAACTTTATTTCAAACAACCCGTTAGTCAATGGAAAGTATAGTAGGTCACCTTCGGCTGGTCTATTAGGAAGAATAGCATCAGCATGCTTACCAACTAGTCGTTGCCATGTGCGGCGTGCTACAGTAAGAGTAGCAGACTGTTCCATCATAAGACCAAACTTATTGATAAATGCTCCTTGACCTTCGAATCCAGAAACAGATTCAAGATACATTTCAATTGGATATGCATTCTTAAACTGTGATAGTCTATCTTCTCCGAGGATTTCATCCTTTGCAATAAGGATCCTCGGGATATAATACATATCCTGACCATAAATTGTGATAGACTCTATAACAAGATCTTCTAAAAGATTCTGTTCGTTTCTAGTGCCATTGCTAAAATATACACTTCTCATCTTTTATCCCAGGAAGAATTCTAATGGAGCAGATTTGCGCTCAATCGTGTCTTCAAGATCTTTTACTTCTTGCGTTGCTTCTGCGTATAGTTTATCGCCGTCGATAGTAACACCACCAGGTAGTTGTAAACCACTAAACTTCTTGATGTTTGTTGCCCATTGCTTTTTTAACAGCGCAGTAGAGTAATGCTTTAACCAAGAGTCGCCATACACTGATGTGTAAGTAACTGGATCTAACGCGCGATAGCATTCGACTAAAATATACGTGCCTACTGGAATATTGTCTACCCACGAGTCGTCTATATAAAGCCTTCCAGTTCTACGATTAAATCTATAGAGTGGATTACCGTTAAGTGTATAGTCTAACAGAGAAAGATGATTCATCACCTGCTGGTAATAGATCACCGACACCGAAGTCAAGTCGTACAAATCATTCAAACGAAGCTGATACTGCAAGTTAAACATCGACTTTGAAGTACCAGTGCCTGCTGCAACTGGAAACACACGAGTTACACCATAGACGTAATCTGGAATTGGAATCCATCCGTTAGTTACATTCTCCGCGGTAACTAAATGCTTCAAGTATAATTTTTCAATACCATCATAATGGTAAACTCTGTAGTGCTCGATTGCTTCGTCAATACGATCTTCAATCTGTTGTTCATCTAAGTTAGTCTCAATGACGGGTTCGCCAAGAGCTCTTAAGCAATAATCGATTAAACCTTGTCTTGATGCTACTGCCATATTGGTACCTTATAGTTCTTGTCTACTATTTATTCATCTGAAAATATGTGCTATCAGATATTTATATGCTTTGCCAGAATTTGCATCGTAGACTTAAAAGCAAGACATATAAATACTTTGTAGAACACTTTTTAATAACAGATAGAGTAAAGCTATGGCAATAACACTAGGACTAGGTGTCACTTATCATGACACCTCTGTAGAAACATCAGCTAAATCACCTATTCGTGCTATTTTTGGGTATGGTAATGGTGCTACTAACAAAACAAACTTAGTTAATAATTATGGTGGTGTCGCGTTAGATACAACAGGTGTTGGAACTGCTAGGGCCGAGTTAGCGGCAGCAGGCTATGGTGGCGATAAAGCCATTTTTGGTTATGGTCAGATTGGAGCATACGTATCAATGACCAATCTTGTATCAAATATAGGTGTTGTTGCAGGTGATATCACAGGTGTTGGTACAGGCAGAAAGGCTCTAGCAGCAGCCACTTACGGTGGTGATAAGGCTATATTTGGATATGGAGAAAAAGCAAACAACACCGCTGAGGATTTTACTGCTGTAACAAACAAGGTATCCAACACAGGTGTTGTTGTGACAGATACAGCTGGTATTGGTATAGCAAGACGGAGTCTTGCTGCTGCTAGTTATGGTGTCGATAAAGCTATTTTCAGTTATGGTGCAGGCAACACCGGCGGCGGTGGAGGTGTGAGCACTTTTAATATTCCCACTAACTTAGTATCAAATACAGGCGTTGTTGGTGCTAGTGTAACTGGGGTCGGTACTGGAAGATCATCTCCAGCGGCAGCAGGCTATGGTGGCGATAAGGCTATTTTTGGTTATGGGGCTGTTATTGGCGCGGCATCTATGACAAATTTAGTATCAAACACAGGTATTATTGCTGCTGATGTTACTAATATTACTACTGCTAGATATATTTTAGCGGCAGCAGGATATGGTGGTGATAAGGCTATTTTTGGATATGGTACTAACAACACTGGTACTCCACCAAGTTTTTCATTAACAAA